CATCGCTTCGGAAATATCTTGACTGCTCATTATCTTTTTAAGTAAAGGCACCGGCCAACCGACCGCCAAGGCGTATCGATGTAAAAATCTTAAGGTTGGTCGGCTTCGGATTTTCCCGAGAGTTCTTCCACGTCTGCATCACTAATTGCATTGATTTTTTGACATTCAGAAAACAGCATTTCAAGCACTTTCGCGCTTTTAGTGCCTAGCATTTTCACATGCTGCTCGGTTTTGAACATCCGCGTACCGTCCGGCCCAAGCACACAAGCAGAAACAAGCTTTGCCCTTGTGTTGCCGAAATTTCTTTCGAAGTCGCCGTCCTCTTTACGAGAAAATAATGATTCTTCGTATGCATCCCGCGCCTCTGCCGTCATGCTCTGGATAATCACATAGCCGCCCCATTGAGGAACGTCTATGCGCTTTTTTACTGAGTCGCTAATGTTTAATATGTCGTTTAAATTAAGTTGTTTATCTGTCATATTAAGCCCAAGTCACCACGCCGCTGATTCTAAGTGATACCTCTAAATTGATTTTTTCATCGACACCTAAGCCAATATTAAACGTTTTAACATAAGCGGAAAAACTCAAAACGCTTGGACCTGAATCAGTTAAATCCAAAGTAAAGTTTCGCAATGTATTGGCGTCGCGATCCGTTCGCAATCCTGTTTGCATCGTGTCTGCTGTGTCAAGGTTTAAAGATATTGAAATTTCACCTTCATCCTTTAGACCTAGCAAAAATTCCTTGCCCGTGCTTGCCAGGTTCGTCACGTCAATTTCAGAAGGTGAACCGCCGCCAATGCCTGATATCGAAATTACTTCTCCAATGGCGGTAAACACTTCAGAACCTGCGCCATCACCTCTTTTTAATATTGCACCCTGTGAAACCAATGCTGTCATGTTCTTGCCCTCTCTCTATTTATTCCCATATTGAAAAATCTACCATCATTGTATAAATCACCTGCTCTTCCTGGAATTCGCCGTCTGAAACACTTAAACAAATACCAGAAAAACTCGTCGCGGCGCTAATCGCCGCTTTTAACTGTGTCAAAATACTTTCTACTGAGTCATAACCCTTAGCATGTATTTTAAAATTATATTGATATTTAGTTGGGGTTGTTTCCCCTCCCAGGGTGTTCGATATTTCTCTATTGACTTCGAATAGTACGCTCGGGTATGTGATGTTTTGCGGAAACTTAGTTCTATAAACACGACCGCCAACCAGCGCATTAAATCCGCTGTACCCGTTCAAATAAGACAAAACAGTTGATACGCTCATTTAGATAACCTTTTAATTCTGCGACCTAATGATTTACTGAATATCGTTAATACCCTTTGCTCGCCTACACTTTCCCATGCTCGTTCCATAAATGGATTGGCCGGCATTATGTTTCGCTTGTCATCATTCCATTTCTTTCCACGCTTTTTCCTTTCACCCGTACCAAATTCGACTAGGTGCGCGTGTGGCGCCTTCTTTCTATTTACGATAGTCGACACGCCACCCGCGCTTTTTCCGGTTGACGCTATACCCTTAACCGCTAGCTTTCTGCTTTTAAGCGCTCGGTGTCTTTTTCGCGTAATAGCTGCTTTTAAGTTACCCGTATGTCCTTTCGGTGCGCCACTCTTTGCAGCATCAAAAACAGGCTTTAAAGCGCTCATTAGCGCACCGTTTAGCGCCTTTTCCGCCGTCATGGTTTCTAGCTTTAATAGTTGTTTTTCTAATACGTCTAAGCCTTTTACTTTAATATCAACATTCATTAAAGTATTTCTCGACAATAGATTCGAACTTCTTGATCTTTCATTTCAACATTGATAGCACTATCAATTTCGAGTATTCGGCCTTTGTATAGTAGCTGGTGTTTGGGTGTAATCGCTTTGGTTTTCGAGTCGTAACGCATAACCACAACCAAATCAATTTCACCTAGCCGCTGATCGTTGATATAAGGTTCTCGACCTCTAACCGGCCTTATTTGTGCGTAGCGATTAAATACAGTTGTATAGGTTTCCACTACAGAACCGCTAGCGCCAGCCGCTTGCGTTAATTCTTGAACGTCTACCTTATCTTTTAACGCGCCGGGATTTATCAAAGGAAACCACGCATAATGAACGGCGCAAGTAAATGATTAACTAAATTGGTATTTAAATCTTTCCCACGACCATCAAACATAAGCCAAACGATAGTAAATAGAGCGTTTTTTAATGAATCGGGAACACTTGCTGGCGCTGCATAGCCGCAAGTATAAGAAATTTGAACGGCATCAGGCCTGCAATATGCTTGCGGGTAGGTATATTCGAAATTCTCAGATACTATGCCCACGCCGCCCGACGATATCCAATTATAATAACTACTATCAAGCGATTGAAGAACTTCACTTGTGTCGTAATAACTGATTGAGTCAACGCTTATGATATTAGGGAATGGCAGTCGAACCTTATCCGAAAACAACGGGAGGTCCAGCCGCCATCTTTGAGAAATGAATTTTCTACCCGTCGAGCTTTCAGCTATCTCAACCGCCGAACGCATTAACGAAAGCACCAGACCATCATTGTCACCATCTTCGATCCTACAAAATTCTTTTACTTCATCGATGTGAATAGGTAGCTCGGTTGGCGCTTCCAAAAGTGTCAAAATCATTTTTTTACCTTAAGTGTTAAGCTATTACTTCGTCGACTGTGGAAACGTCAGTTGCCGGTTGATGTCTTGCACCAAAGCCTAAAATAACCGCGCCTAGATCACTGGTAGCTACGGCAAGGGTTACCGATAATTGAACATGTGTAAAGCTGTTCTCGACGTCGAGCTCTTCAGCGCGGCAATTGATAACAGCTTGTTTATCGCTGTCCGTGCCGGCTTCAGTTAATTGCGTAATAGCTTTGCCGGTGATATCTTTTACCCCGGTTCCACTTCCGTCTGTTGCTTGCCTTAATTTGGCGTCAAGTGTTGCACTTGTGCCAAGCGTTCCCGCGAATAAAATCGCCATTATCGCTCCATAATCAGCCATTGACACCCAACCGCTAGTAACTGTGCTTGCTGTTGTAACATCGGGATCGATTACCGCCGCAACTGTTACTTGATCACTTACCAAAACGTTTAAATTACCCATTTTTGTACCCTCATAGAATTTATTTGTTTGTACGCCGCGTTTTAAACGGCGCGCATTAGTTTGATTATGCTCTAACTGCTAGCGTTACAAAGTGCGATCGAGTCGAAGAACCGTTGGCAGGAGAAACAGCGCTTTTCAAATATGGCTGGCCGCCGATTCTAAAGGTCCATTTAAACGCCTGGATATCATAATCAAAATACAAGTGCATAGAGCTTCCAAATTTAATACCTGAAGTCTTACGCGCTAAATAGTAACCTTTAGGGTCAACCAGCATGACATCGCCATTTGTTCCTAATGTTTTACATTGGTCACTAAAGATAATAGGGCGACCAAATAGGAAACCGCCAGGAGCTTGCGCGAAACCGCTTGCCGGTGGCGTCCATATTGGTTGGTTGCCTAACACCATAACCATGAGTTGAGGTAATACATCTTGATTTACGATCCATACAGATTGGCCAGGATTAATGCTTCTGGAAAACATCTTCGCAACGTTAGCCGCTACTAATGTGGCCGCCGCTTGTCCTGATTCCTTAGCTACTGATATTTTACTTGATGCAGTGTTAAAACCAAGGGGTTGACCTGCGCCAGTACCATAGATCAACGCCTCGTTACCCTTCCAATTTAATGCACGCGAAGCGCCTACACTAATGCGAGAGTTTAAGCGTGGAGAATCTTCTAAAAGTTCCTCAGTAGCAGTTACAAAAGCATGAAGCTTGTGGAGTTTCAATTCACGCGCTTCGGTTTCTAGTCTGCTAGCTGTGAATTGGTTTCCTTCAGCGCCCCAATAAGCCTGAATGCCTGTGGAGCCCCAAGGCGTGGTTTCATCAGCAAGAAATTGTACGCTGTTAGAACTTGTGGGCTCTCCATCAACCATTGAAAGTAAATCAGGCTCCCCAAACATGAGATTATAGATTTTATCTTTATAATCTGGTGGGACTTGGTAGCCGTCACTTGAACCGCCTTCTTTATGGAAGTTGGAAGGCGCGCCAAGCACTTTTAACCGCTCGTCAACGTCTCCACGACCGGCAGACATAACAACACGCGCAAATTCACCAATGCCATTGAATCCACATGTAGGGTCGTCTTGTTTATTGTCTTTAACTTCAACGTGCTTAATAGTGCTAGCGGTTTTTCTGCCTGCGCCATTGTCATCGCTTGATTTATCTAGCTCAAAACGTTGTACTCTATCGATATTAGCTCGAACCGTTTTGGCTTCGGCTTCTAGTGCGTCGAATTCGATTTGTGCATCAGCATCTAAGCCCTTTTCTATCAATGCTTCCATTGATCCGCGTATTTGTTCTAACCTTGCTTGTAGTTGCTTAAGGTTCATAATGATTTCCTCATATTAAAATTAAATTTACTGCATTAATGAATGGCAATGGCTAAGCGTTGCCTAAATTCAAACTTGTAAAGCCCTAACGCGAGCTCGCGCTAGTCGACTATTTTCTTCATCTTTATATTGTGATAGCTCGATCATTGCGTCACGTGTTGAGCGTATGCCGTCAATTAATCCGCTGCTTATGGGTTCTTCGTTGGCAAAAAATACCCGGCCATCGGCTAAACTCTTAAGCGCGTCCATACTTACTCCGCGACCGTTGCTTAAGTCGCTCATAAAGTCATTAAAAAAGCCATCGACTATGCGCTGAAATTCGCCTTGCTGTTCCTCAGTAATAACCGTACCTTGAGCGCCTGCGCTTTTGTGTTCGCCAGTGTCAATGGGAATGGCTTTTAATCCATTCTCTTTGAAAGCTTCAGAATAATCATACATCATCATTCTAGCGCCGATCGATCCAACCATGTCGCGTTTATTTGCGTGTATAGTTGTAGCATGTGACGCTACCCACAAAGCAGCGCTAGCTAGCATGCCATCAACCTGCACGTGTATGGGTTTGCTTTGCTTAATTTCTTTTACCGCGTCCACGAGCTCAGACAATCCCGAAACTGAACCGCCGGGGCTATCAATTACCCATAAAATAGATTCAATAGAATGATCGGCTT